GGCGGTAGTAATCAAACGTGTGAGGATCTAGCAAAAGTAAAGCTAGACCTAGCCAGAGAAGAATTAAGCAAGCAAGAGCATGATAAGCAGTTAGTGAGAGTTTTAAAGTGTTCACAACTCCATGCAAGTGGTTATATGATAAATCCTAAATCAAAGTTTGCTAGTCTCTGTGCAGATGTAATAAATATAAGAAGTTATGTAAAAGCTAATCCTTCTTTGTTTGTAAATCCTTCACCTCTTTCTTCAAAACCTTAGTAAATATCTTTTTAAATATTTTCTTAATCTGACCTACTACAGCTTGCATAGCAATACCACCTGCAACACTTACAACACTAGCTGTACCAGCAGCTATAACACTTGACGCTATAACTTCTGGTGCTGGAATGGGGAACTCACCGAATAGAGGTATATTAAAAGTAGCTACAGTTTCTAATGAAGTATTTTCTAAGTTTTTTGGTAGGTTCAATGGGATCGTTTCTGGCTTTATACCTGTTACTTCCTCGCCTTGCTCCTTTTCTTTTGAAGAAGTATTTGCCTTCTCTGCTGCCAAACCCGACTCAACTTGTTCCAGACTCGGTAAAAGAACAGGATTTAAATAAGGTATCTCCGCTACAGGAAAATCAAAAATTGTTTTAGGTGGATTGAGTATATAATTTGTATCTGGTAAATTAGGTAAATATATATTATCCATACGTAAGGGTATCTTTATATGTTAAAAGAAATTTTTATTAAAATGGCTGCACCATTAACATTAATCTGTTTTATGACCATAATAAGTTTATTTCCTCTTTATTTGACAATGAGTATAATTTCAAGACAAGTCACAGAAAAAACTAATATTTACCCAAAGTAATATTTAAAGGTAATGTTGTTCTGTAATACCCTTTTGGAATACAAGGTCTTATCAGTGTACATTTTTTAGGTTTTTTTACACGACATACAACTACACCTCTATTTTTTTTACATCTTGGATTTCTTCTTCTACCTTCTGGTAAATAACCAGCTTCAGCTATTACAGGAAGAAATAAACCTATGACAAAAATTGCTGTGATTAGTTTTTTCATTATTCTTTTTAAGAATTAAGTTCTTCGTCACACATTTCAATTTTCCCATTTATTTTTATTATTTCAAGATTTAATTTGTTTGCTTTTATCTGTATTGAATCTAATTCAGCAGTTAATTCTTGTCCCTTTTTAATAAGTTCTTCTTTTTTAGTGGCAAAATCCATAAAATAAAAATTTAATTAACCTATTGTACACTTATTACCAAGCATAAGCAGTGGTATTAGCACTATATTGCTTATCTATTTTTTCCTTTAGATTATTTTCTATATTAGTTATTTCATCTGCACCTAATTGATTTTTTGCCCACCCAATAGCCATATCCTGTGTTATATCTGCAAAAGGTATCATAGTATCAGGTAAAGCAAGTGAAATTGTAAAATCAGCAACGGACTCCTTCGTACCATCAGATGCAATAATTATTATATTTATTCGGCTAATACGTTGATCTGCTCCTTCTGTATATCTATATGGAATATGCCAAGTATAATTTATTGCCATAGTTAGCTATAGGGTGACGTACCAAGAATACTACTATTCCACTGTGCTTTCAAGGCAACCACATCAGAAGCAGCATTTATAGCAGAATCAGCAGGAGCATCTCTCAATGCCTGTCTTTTTGCTGCAATTGTAGTTGTACTTGTTCCAGCTTCTAATGCTTTTGTAAATTCAATATCAAGCTCTTTAAATCTTTCTGCTCTAGCAGTTCGAATATAATTTTTATGTATTTCTTTGGCTTTTGCCATGTCTATACCAAATCCCATAATTTACTCCGTGTAAGTCCAAGCATCTCTAAAACTCCTGTCAGTAGGAATTGCAGATTTATCTACAATATAACTTGTCTTTCCGTCAGGAACATCCTTGGCTTGTATTTGTTCTACTGTCAAACCACAATTATCTGAGGGAATTAATATGGCAACTATTCCATTGTCTTGAGTATAAATAATCCTTTTATCAGAATTAGACATGATTTCTTTAATTCATATACATATTTATTATTATTATGTTTCTCCAAAAATTGCAACATTTACATTATCGTCATCTTGACCACTTGTATTTGAACCATCACAACTTACCTGACAACTGCTAGTAGTTCTTGTACTATCACCTCTTACAAATGAATATCTAGATGTACTTACTACACCAACATAATTAGCATTAGCAAAATTTGTTGAAAAGTTAATAGTATAATTTCCTACTCCACCTGCATCTGCTACTGAAGTTACACCAAAGTCATTAGTTATTGAAGGTGTTCCAGTACCATCTATTAATGCCCAGACTTTAGCTCCTAAAGGTTGGTATTCAGGTGGTGCATTACCTTTCGAGACTAAAACATCGTGTGTATTTCCAATCGTATCTCCGTTAACACCAAACGCTCCACTGTCTCTAAAAGTAAATCTGGTGGTAAGTGAAGTTGTACCATTCGCACACATTTGCATCCTTATATCTGTTCCCTTTTCTGTTGCTGAATGTTGTTCCGCAGCCCTAAAACTTAAAGATGCAGAGGGTGGTGCTGGTATGCCACCATCAGAATCGCTACATTTAATTGCACCTAGCTCATTACTACCACCTACAGAGGAGTCTCTTCTATGAAGTAAAACATCTGGAGCAGAACCATCAACAATGACTAAACGTGCATCTCCCGAATTACTGTAATCATCTTCAAGGCCACTATCTCCTATATTTAAAACACCTTTACCAGTAAGCACCATATAACCATTTAGATTAGTACCATTGGCAACTTGAAATATCATATTTGCCCCATGAGTACTGCTTGTCCAAGCCTCATTTGTTTTGCCTAAGATCCTAGCCCCTACATCAAAACCTGTACCATTAGTTCCTTGAAATTCAATTCCTCCTAATGTTGAATCATCTGGACACGCTGTATTTCCAGTTGCTCCAGCATTATGATTTTTTGTTAAAACAACAGTAGGAAAGTTACCAGTAGCATCTCCAACCCTTGTAACATTTATCATTGATTCTGCATTTGAATTTCCTGTAACCTGCAATACGGCATTATCACCTGCATCAACAAAATTAATTGTGTCATTGGAAACTAAGAGTTTTTTTACTTGTGCATCTCCATTAACATCTAACTCATGCTCTGGTGATGATTGGTTAATTCCTACATGATTGGTTGATCCTACAATTGTTAAATTATCTTGACCAGATAATTTGAAATTTAAATTCCCATGAGGAGTTCCACTTTCATAATCAACGTTAATTTCTCCTATTAGTCCATTATTTTGTGCGCCACTATCGCTAGTAAAAAATTGTAATCCTCCTGCTAATTGTCCTGAAACGGCTGAGGTATCTGTATCTGTAAATCTAATAAGATTACCTGTTCCATTTGCATTATTAGTTCTTATGTCTAATGCATAAGCATTTTGTCCGCCACCACTTGGCTGAGGATGAGGTTCATATTGAATATGACCATTGTGATCTATTTTCATATAAGTTCGATTACCCCCATCATTATTCATGGTACGGAATTGTAATTCTGATGGTATTTTTCCAGTAGCTATACTTACAGCATTTCCCGAAAAATCAGGTGTTACTACCTGACTTCTTATTCTTTGGCTTTCAGTAGTATTAGTACCATCAACACCTCTAAATGTGATTTGACCGAGGACATCATCAGCCTGTAAAGCAGTGCCTAAAGAATATGTAGATGTTCTGTATTTATTAAATTCAAGAAGTGGTGCGCTGGCATTGGCTGATCCTCTAGCAATAACAACAGAGGCAGCCCCATCAGTACCAGCTACTTGTAGAGCAGCAACAGAGTCAACACCTCCTCCAATAGTTAAAGGATTACCTTTGTTTATAACAGTTTGCCCATCAAAGCCTAAAAATATGTGAGGAGTTGCATTACCATGCACCCTAAAATTCATACTTGATCCTACTGATTGTATTCTGTTGTCAAAATTATTACTACTTTTTCCTTTTAAATAAATAGAGCATGTATTATTTGTATTTTCACTTGCAAAAATAGCTACATCAGACTCCGTACCATTATTAACATGTAAAGGTGCTTCTGGGTTAGCACCAACTTGCGTACCAATACCTAATTGGCCTAATGTGTCAAAACAACCAACAACTCTAGGAGTAACCGAGTTAATTGCACCTCCAGTTGTAAAAAATTCAATTCTTGTAGGATGGTCTGTTGCACTATGAGGAGATTCAGCTTTAAAGCCAATTGAAGCACAACTACTAAAGGCATCATTAGCATTTTCTTGTGAATATGCCGATATAAGCCCTAATGTATTGTTACTAGCAACTGACGTATCTACTCTTAGTAAGTCAATTCTTCCTCCAGAAGTATTGTATATTTGCAAGTCTGAAGTACCAGTTCCTTGATGTGTTGCCTGTCCGTTATTAAATAACCTACCATCTGCATCTATTGTCCACTTTAATGCTGAATTACTGCATAAACCTAAAGTATTTGACGCTGGTTCATTTAAACCGTTAGAAGGTACAGTCGTTCCAGTTACATTAACTCTTGCACAACCCACAAAACCAGTAACAGACAAAGAAGCACCTGTTATTTGTCCTCCTACCGCAAGTGTTCCAGATCCATCAATTGTTATAGATGGGAAATGAAAATCACTTGTTAAATCCTCAAATCCACTATTACCAGAGTTACGTCTTTCAAATTTATTAGATGTCGTATTAAACCTTACTGCTCTTGCAGGGAAATTTGATGTGCTAACAGTATCATTAGCAAACATCGCTGCCAAATCTGTATCCCTATCTTTTAAACCACTTAAAAAACTTGTATAAGTGCTGGTTAATTGTGGTTCGTTAAAATCTGCCATTACCTATTGCACTTTTTTAACAAAGTATAAATCATATCTTAGATTCTATCTACCTCTGCATTGCCATGTAAATATTCCATCTACTCTGTTTCCTGCCTCATCAAATAAAAATACATGAAACTTTGTAGGATTTGCAATATCTTCAAAATCTACAACAGCAAACACTGTAATTAAACTCGTTGTAATGTCTACATTAGGAGTTGCAGTGACCGACTCAATATCTACAAAAGGTTTGTTAAAGAAAACAGGAGTACCACGTTTATTACTACCAGAATTTTCAAAGTCTACATTGCCACTTGTTGTCCCTGACGCTGAATCCGTGACAGTAAAAGTATTTGCATTTGGAACTGTTTGAACCTGATAATCTCCTGACGTACCATTACCAGAAGTAACATCAAAACCGACACCATCTCCAACTGATAATCCATGATTTGATTTTGTAACAGTAATTGTCGTACCTGATCTTGTATACGAGGTAGTACCTAAAAGAACAACACCTCTACCTTGATCGCTCTTCTGTTTAACTTCTACCTTAAGTCTTACCTGTCTCACTTTTAATAAATCATTGCCACCAGCCTGAGCAAAGTCATATCTAAATCTTACAAATTGAAAATTAGTACCAAAAACATTTCTTTGCTGTAAGCTTGTTTCATTAACAATGCTTGTACTAGAACCCGATCCAGTAACAGACGAACCAAAACCTATCGTAGGAGTAATAGTAGTAGAGCCAATATCATTAGATTGAATACTTGATTTAATTAAAGATGCTTTTATATTTGTGCCTAGATTTAATATTTCTTGAAAATGTCCTGCTGTTTCTGTAGGCATCAACCAATTTGCAAAGCCAGCATCTATTTGTGCCTGTGGTGTTGCAAACTGTGGACTTGCATTACTACCAGTACCTACAAAATGTTCTTGAATTGTTTCTGTTGTATTTACATTTGCATAGCCCACACCATCTTCAACATAGAAATTACTTGTATTAACAAAAGTAGGTAGACCACTGGGAGGATTTGTAGAAGCATCAAAATCGGTCTTAAAGTCAGTGATTAAAAGAAAGTCTGGTGGTTCGTCCACTACCGCATCAGTAAAACCATCATCACTTTCCATGCCTAAAACATCTACAGCTCGAACATAGTATCTATAGTCACCACTCACATCTTCAAAACTGACAAAAAATGTAGATTGTATTCTTCCTAATAACTCAGCAGAGCTATAACTTTGAAAAGAACCATCTGCTGCCTGTCTTGATTTTTTTATTTCATAATGTTTTATTGGTAAACCATTAGTATTTGTAGCATCATCAAATCTTAAAAGTACATTATTATCAATAACTTCAGCATTTAAATTTGTTATGTTATTTGGTCTTTGAATTGTAATATCAGCACTTCTTACTGTTCCTGTATCGTTATAAATATCTTTTGGCTGTACATAATATCTATAAAATGTATTTTCTTTTGCACCATTACTCTTTTTAATTTGTTCTTTAAATTCTGTTGCCATATAATTACCTCTATTTTTTGCGCTTGCAAAAGACTGTACCGTTCCAGCTATGTCAGATAAATTCGAGGCTGTTGCACGTTTAACTTTGAAATGTTTTAAAGGTAAAGAAAAACCTCCTGTAAAATTTAAATCTTCAACATATTCCAACCAATCAACTGTTACAGTAAGCAATTCTGAATCTATTGTTATACCTGGTGTTTCAAAGAATGGTGATGGTAACTCTGGTGGATTTATCACTATATCCTGAGTTGCAACAGCAGATTCATTACCATTTACGTCAAAAGCTTTTATGTGATAACGTTTCGTTCCAACAGTTTGTTTTACTTTAAGTGAAGTAGCTTGTATTCTGCCTTTGTCTGATGCTTGTGCGAAGGTCTGACTTGTTGTGCCCACCTTAACTTGAAACTCTTGTACTGTAATTCCTGACGCTGGTGGCGTATAACTCCAATTTAAAAGAACAAATCCATCATCCATTACTGGAGTGCTGAAGGCTACAGTTCCTACTGCAACTGTTATATCAATAGAAGAATATGCACTGACGTTTCCTGCAATATCAACGGTTCTAATTTGAAAAGTTTTTGTTCCATTAAAATTGGCTGGTCTGATAAATTCTGTATTATCAATTTTTGTAGTTTTACCATCGACTAAAACTTCAAAGTGTTTTATTGCAAAACCGTTCGCAGGTAATTCAGTACCACTACCGTTTGGATTACCACTAGCATCTCTAAAAGTTGTAAAGTTAATAACAACTGATTCAATCTGAACTCCAGAAGTTGAGGTATCAATAACAGGTGCATGAGGTGTCGCAGGTGTAAAAGTAACTTTATTTGCATTATCTGTAAACGATCCATCACTATATCTATTTCCGTCATCTCTTGCTTTTATAAAAAATAAAACAGTTCCTAAATTACCTGAAGTTAAAAGTTTTACATTTTTAATTCCTATTTCAACGTCTGGTGCTTGTGCTCTTGTTAAAAAGGTTGCAGCATTTTTATTACCAAAATTATCATCTGATATATCATTTGCATTGTTTTTATTGAAATGTATTTCATAGCCAACTATATCCAAGTCTTTAAATAAAACATCTGGGTTACTACCGTTAAAACTATCGGGATCTGGTTCGTTTTCATTCCAAGTAAGAATTAAACCTTTATTGGGATCAACTGTTACTGCCAATCCAGTAACAGGATTTGGGGCTGCTGTTTTTCCTTGTGTTAAAACATTATTTAATAATCTTTTTTTAGATAAAAGACCGCCACTTGATATGCTTTGTACTCGAAAATCATATAATCTATTTGGTTTGATATTCCTTAGTTCAAACGTTGTTCCCTGTACAGTTTCAGTTTTAAAATTATTATTTGAGTATCTAAACATTACTCTATAACTTGAGATGCCATCAACACCAAGCCATTTTAAAGCTAACATTGATTTTATCTGTGCTTTATTTGTTTTCTTTTGAGTAGTATCTGTATCTGCATTTTGATTTATTGTTTCTTTATACAAAGACTCAGTAGTCGTTAAATTTGTTGGTGGTAAAGGTTTTCCATTAATATTTGTGGCATCTCTAAATTCTACGTCCGTGCCAGAATCAACAGAAGAATAAATACTATGATTATATGTAAGAGCAGTTACTTTATATTTAGCTTCTACTTCTTCAGTTACACTTACAATCCTAAAAAGATCAGATTCTAAATTTACACTTGCAGTTGAACTTATCACTTCTAAAATCCATACACTATTAACTTCTGGTGCTGTTGGTGAATTATCAGCAGTTTCAAAATCACCTACCACATCAACTAAATTATCTGATTTTCTTAAAAAGTTTACTTCTTTTCTTGAAACAGAATTATCTGGCATTACTACAGAAATCATTCTTGTGTCTGTGTAAGTCACCGTTACATTTCCACTATTTGTAGCTGATGCAGAAGCAGTTACCGTAAAAGTTGTAGCAGAAGGAACAGTTGCCACTACAAATGAACCATCAACTGCACTACCGCTTGTAAAATCTAAAGTAACTCTTGATCCTACCTCGTAAAAATGTTCTGAATTAGTTGTTACAGTTACAGTCGTTCCAGACTGACTATAAGTACCATCTACAGTCTTTCTACCATATAAACTTGCTGAAACTTCACTATCTAAAGTGATTCTGTCAGTTGTAGATGTTGGAACGGACTTTACACGACCTGCTCTTCTAAAATCGCCATTTCTTACTCTGTCACTAATACCAATAACATGACCTGGCCTAACAAAAATACCACTATCAACAGAAACAGTAAAAGTTACAGTCTCCGTTAAGAGTTGTTCACTTTCTCTTGTATATTTTGCCATTCTCATTGCCTGTCCTCTACTGGTACAGCAAAAAGCATCTAATTCACGTTTAACAATTCCATATTTAGCCATAGTTACGTCACCGCCAGCAGCAGTTGTAGCTGAAACATTTCCTATCGTTGTATTATCTACAACACTTTGTACTGGAAACTGCACACGAGAAGCTTTACGTTGTTCTAGATCAAAATATTTAACAATAACTAAAGTCGATCTATTTTTTATATCACTACCTTCGTATGTAAAATTACCACCTTCGACATTAGCCTGTGAAAATATAAAGACAGGTGCAACTTCTCCATTTGCTGTATATGATCCAGATGTTTGTGTAGCTGGCTTATCCTGTATCAGAGTTACACTACCTGCACTCCAAAAAGGCATGACACGCATTGTTGAACATATAGCATTTATTAAATCAAAAGCTTTAAATTCTCTATTAATAATTCCATTAAAAGCAAACCTAACCTCACTTCCCTCCCTCGTAAAAGTTAATGTACCAGTAGATGTTGATGTAACAGTCGCAATATTTTGAAGTCTAATTTTTTTAGAATTTATTTTTTCTACTTTATAAATTCCATTTGCAATATTGTTATTTCCTGACCCAAGAGTAAATGTACAGTTTAAAAAGTCTCTATTGCTGAATTTATGATCTGTTGGTGTGCCCTGTGCATTTGTTGTTGTAACCTCAATAAAAGTTTTACCTGCTGTCTGACTCCAAGTTCCACTGCTAACACCACTTGCTTCGATAGCCCTATCTGAAACTAACTCATTATTATATTGAGATATTGCTATAAAACTAAATTCGTCTAAGGTTGTTGGATCAATATTTAATCCATATCTTTCTTCTGTTAAAACATCCCAAAGCACCCACGCTGGATCGCTATGCCATGTGTTTATAAAATTTGCAGTACCACTTGTACCTGCACCAGGCCACGATCCAGTATATGTAATTCTTCCCGCTAATTTACCGCTTGTAACAACTTGAGAAGTATTTGGTATTTGAGTTCTTAATCCTCTTACTAAATAATTACGATTTGGAATTGAACTAAATTGCTCTGCCGAAACACCTATTCCGACTAAAGCAGTGTTTGGATATGGATTATTGTCAAAAAGTATTTTTGTAAATGAAAACCAAGTAAAAGAATTTACAACTTTAGGGTCTGTTGAATCATTTGTCGTTCTTTGTACCTTTATTCTTATATTGCTTGTATAACCACTTTCCCTTAATTCAAAAGCATAACTTCTCTGGTACAAATCTCCTGTTCGTCCACTAACGGTGAAAGTAATACCTGAACCTGCACCAGCTAAATTTTGAAATGCTCCATTATCGTAACTTATCAAGAATTTGAACGATACTGACGATCCCACAATATCTCCGTCATCTTCAAATTTTTGAATTTGTGGAAAATTTAAAGTAAATCTAATTTTATCTATTGTATTAGAAGCATCCGTTATTGTTTGTATTGCAGCAGCAGGTGGATCAGTTTTTGTTATAGGGGGTGAATTAACAGTTACTTCTGTTCTCGTTGCAGAAAAATCAGCGATAACAGTTTGATTTGCTGTTCCTCTTCGTTGCTTTACAACGATATCCTCAAAGTTTCTGTCATCTTCTTGGATATTTGTAACGTCAGTATCAGCCTGTAATACTGGTGTATTATCAAAAAAGATATCTTTTAACATTTCTAAGAAATAATTATCATCCGCAGTAGTTAATGCTTTACTTCTTGGAGTAGCAAAGCCATCTATATCACCTTCACCTAAAGCATCTAAAATTTTTACAACTGCAACGCTATCAAGATTATCTCCAGTGACCGTTGCTTTGCCACCACCACCTTTTCCTAATCCTCCACCAGAGCCTTGGATAATATTTAAATTATTTTTATCAGTTGAATTATTCATAAGTTAATTTTTAAATATATCGAAGGGATTAGTACCATCCTTAACAGTGTTGGTTTCTATGCCAGCAGAAATAACAGCAGAACCAACAAGAGGCTCACCGTAAATTAGTGGTATAGGCAATCCTGCCCTGCTAACATTAACAGGTGAATTAAAAGCAAAAGAATTATCTGGATCTTCTTCTGGAGTTTTTGGAGCAGGTCTTAACATTTGAGAGATACCGCCAAAGACAAGTGCAAGACCAATATTTCCTGCAAGTGCACCTATAGCAAAATTTCCTACAGTCAATCCACCAGTAAAACCAAGACCAGTAGTACCAAAAGCAAGAGTTCCACCACCCGTTAAAAATGCACCTCCTATTAAGGCAGCACCTAATAAAATAGATCCAAGTCCTCTACCGCTTTCTCCAGTAATAACAGGAACTATTTTAATATCTCCTCTGCCAGCAGGATAGTGAAGCTCTTCAAGTTCAGTAGGTCTATCTTCTACTAATACTCTATAATTTCTATTCATCATATAACTCTCTGCCCTTGGATAGTATGCCAATAAACATTGAATACTTTTAGCAACAGTTGGCACATCTATTTCTATTTCTTTTACATCTAAATGCTCGGCTAAATCACCATATAGTTTTAACTTACGAAGGCAAGTTGTCATAACGTACTATCCTCCCTGTAATCTTACGAAACCAACTTGTATAAGTCTCTTTACATGATAGTCTACCTTGCATGTGGTGTAAAAGTTCATTTCCAAAATCATCACAAATAACTCCACAATGATTTAAAACTTCACCAGTTAAATTCATAAACAACAAGTCATATTTCTGTAACGGTACATCTTTGCTTATTTCTGAAAAACCAGCTTCCTCAAAACAATCTATGAATGTTGGATTTTTACAAAATTCTTCTGGTGTTTTAGGTTTTGGAAAATCCATTAGTTGTATTCCTAATTCAGCATTATAATATTCTCTAACCAACTGCCAGCAATTAGTTTGATCCCATGTCCAAGGTCTACCTAATAATGATTGTTTATACTCTTCAGGAGTGAAATCATACCACTCCTCTGTATGAGGGTTAACAATAAACCAATGCTTGTTAGTTCTAGCTGCACAAACCCTATCGGCTGGACTTGCTATAGGGCTTGTATTTGGATGTGAGTGAACTATACCTTCTATAGCTTCATTGCCGTATTTATCTTCAATATCAACATAGTCTTGTGGATCTAAAATAAATTGATCAGTTTTATAACCAGCTAAATTCTTGCATTCTTTATAAATTAATTTTCCCTTAATATTTACCAATAGACCACAACATTCTTTAGGACTTTCTTTTAGTGCATGCTGTAAAACTTTATCTTTCCAAAACATTAATTAAAGAAATCACCAATACCTTTAAATTCATCTGGTAAATATTGTCTTTTTGGAACTTTGACACCAAATTGATCTATGGAAGCTGCTAATTCAAAAGTACAAAAATTTCTTGTTTCAGCAGACTTACGAGCTATTTCATAAATTTCTTTTGGAAACTCCTGTGTAAAATCTCCAATAGTATTACTATCTCCATAAGGATTATTACCATCAAAATTACTATTAGGTAAGAACTTTGCTAATGTTCTAATTCTAGTAACAACCGCACCGACAAGATCATTTCCTACTGTTACTGCATTTACTTCTTGTAAAATAGAGGACATAATTCCAATAGGCACAGAAGGTGCTAATAAAGATAAGTTACTTATGGTTAGAGTTGGTCTGGGAGTATTTTTTGTCATATATTTAAAACCTTTTGCTTCTATTGGTGCTGAATAATATGTATTACTATTCCAACTAATATTTCCATTCGATGAGGTTAAATTTGAATTGTTGTGAAACCTATAAATTGTATTTGCACCATGTAAAGCAGTTTTTAACTGTATTTCAAAAAGTTCAATAATCGGATTTGGATTTATTGATTGAAGATTTTTATTTAATTCACTCATTATGGCTCAAATACTTGCCTAAATTTAAATTTAACAGTAGCTAAATTTGCATAATTAATTGTTTTTGTATATCCACCTTCAACAACAAACTTCATCGCAACACTTTCTGTTGGAACTGTGTAATTAATACTATCGCCATCTACTGCTCTTTCATCAAGAAAATTAGTAAGAATATTAGCATCAACCTCACTAATATTTTTAAATGAAAGATTGAATGTTTTTGGGTTTTGATTCAATGAAAAACTAATCCGATGCTCATAACCATCACCAAATTTTACAAGCCTTGTATTTGGATTGTTTTGTTTTATTAAACCATAGTCAGGATTTTGAAAGGTAGCATTTTGTGAATTTAGAGGAAAATTTTGTGACATTAGTTATAAAGTAAACCTCCAGGCCTTCTCTGTTGTATTAGTTCTGCCTGAATAGCCTGTGATATTGCTGTACCTAATTGTTCGGCACCATTTGTGTCACCTTCTACAGAAGAACCAGAAGCATCTACGTTTACAGTGACATTACTAATACCACCACCATTAGATTGAACACCTAATTTTCCATTTGCACCTCTACGTAAAGGTAAAATTGCTTCTGCACCTGCCTCACCCATTAAACCCATACCATTTTTCATAGGAAATAATGTTGGTCTATTTACTATTCCGCCATAAGCATATTTTTGTACCTGTCCATTAACAAAAGCATTACCATCTGCATTTTTTGTAAATAAACCTTGTATAAAATTAGTGAATGGTTTTGTGAAACTTTGCTGTATAGCTATGCGTGCCATATCTTTTATTATTGAATTTGCTAAATCTTTAAAACTTAATTTTCCTGTAGTTACAAAATTTACAAGTGCATCTTCCATTCCTTTTATTCCTTTTATTACAACATCTGCCATAGATTCCTGTACGGATTTTAGACTAGACTGAAATTTTTTCAATTTTTCTCTCATAGCCTGACCAAACGTATCATTTAAAGAATTTGTTGCATCATTAATTCTATCTGCATTTACAGTAATCTTTAAAACGCCATCTTCATCAGTCGTTAATCCTTCTATACCATCTGTATTCTGTCCAGCTCTAATAATATCTAAAAGTACTTGATAATCTTTAAATGCCTGTTCTCTAGTTTCTTTTAATCCTGTTTGCATTACTTTAAATGCATTTTCGAAATCACCCATTGCAAGACTACCTAATATATCTGCTAAATCTATGAAACTTCTTGTTAAAAATCTAACACTAGCAAAAGTTGCAAAAGCAGAAGTACCAATAATTTTAAATCCTACTTCCACTGCATCAAATAATTCGGTTAATGATTCTTTATCATTCAAAAACTGTTCGAATATTTCTGCAAAATCATTAAGAGTTGGTAATAAATTATCTGCTAACTGTAAATTTGCTTCACGTCCAGAAATACCTATACGTGTAAGAGTATCGTTAAAATCTTCTGCATTTTTTGCAAATCTATCTGATACTTCTGTATTAAATTCTTTAATACCTTTTGCACCCATATTTAAAAATGGTACTAGTTGCGCTCCTGATCTTCCTAATATCTCCATTGCAATAGCAGCCTTTGTAGCACCATCTGGTAAATCTGCAAATCTATCTGCTATTTCTCCTAATACCTGTTCTGATGATTTTAAAGTACCATCTGTATTCCTAACTGATAAACCTAAATCATCAAAAGCATCTTTGTAAGTAGCAACACCCTGATCTGCTTCACGCATTGATTGCGCTAATCTTCTTAACCCTTTATCTATTGTTTCCTGTTCTACACCTGCTAATTTACCTGCTCTTGTATATGCAATAAGTGTTTTTGCAGCTATACCTGTTTGTGTACTAAGTTTTCCAAATCTATCACCAGCATCTATAGCACTTTTTAATAAACCCGCAAAAGCACCACCAGATATAACAAGACCAAAAGTTGCAAATGTTTTATTAAGACCACCCATAGCAAGCCTTAGATTTTTTACCTTACCTGATACACCCTGCATAGAGTTTCCAAGACGTTTTATAGATCCAGCACCAACAGTCTTTGCAGCAACAACTAAATCAAACTTCGCCATTTATTTATTCTCCTTATTCATTTTTTGTAAAGCTGCAGCTTCCATAATTTGAATATTCTCAAATAGTAAAATAGGATCATCTACTTTATACATTCTAATCACATCTAATACACATGCATAGTGTAATCCTACAACTCCATTAAAACCTATATGCCATTGTGATTGTACTTTTAGAAACATATTTACAGTTTCCCAATTCTCTGCATAAACAGAAAATTCATCCTTCGGTTTTTCTTGTTTATCAACAACAATACCTAAAACAGCGTTATCTTTATCACTTTCATCAATGACTACTGAACCAGATGCCCAATATTCAGCAGCCTCTATTAGTTTTTTTTGTAAATCTCCTCATTTGATTGAATGAAAGTCATACCAACAGCAGTTGCAAAACCTCTAACTTCTAATAATTGATTTAAAGTACTCTTATTAAAAGGTACTTCTGAACCGTCTTTAGCTTCCATATCATCCCAACCTATCAAAACTTCTTTTGTTACATCTACCTCATCTATTTGCTTATCTTCTACCATTTTTATCATTTCTCTAAACCTTGATTGTGAAACATTTTTAAAATGTGCAGTAAATATTTCTGTATGTACTGAACCATCTTTATTAACATTTACTTCTACTTTCCATTTATAAAATGGACTTTGGTCAATTACAAAAGGCATAATAATACTACGTTTACATAGTAAGAGTAGACCCTTTTAGATATGTATGCAACTCTAGGTATAAACTAAACTAAATTCATTATTTGCTGATGCTGTAGGTACTGCCCTAAATGGTAATGAAAGCATTACAATACCATCTGATTCTTCGTATGATGGGCTACCTAAATCTGTTTGTGGACAAGAAACAGTAATTTTATTACCTGCAGTTGTGCCATGTAGCCATGTATTAGTGCCTGTAGAAGACCCTGTAGCGTCTGTAAAGAAGTTATGACTAGATAGTGCTACGGATTCAACTACAAGGTTTCCTGATGGCCTACGGTCAGTAATTAAAACTTCTTTTGTACCTCCAACTAATTCTCTATATACAGTTTCATTATTAAAATCTAAACTCCAGGATTGCAATGCACCAGCAAAACCAAAGATTGCAAAACTAGATGTGCTGCCATTTTTAAAAATTAATGGTGATGCCTGATTGCTAACAGTTACTGAAGGTACTGATTGATCTGCAGGTGTTGTAAATAATCCCTGCATAGAAAAAGAAATTACAGGTATTTCATTAACAGAACAATTCATAGAAAATGTACCCCTGCATCCTTTTACCACATGCCTAATTCCATCAATATTTACATGTAAAGTAACGCTATCAGTAGGAGTTCCATCTGGTGCATAAGTAACTGTATTACCACCAGTAATTGTTTCAGTAAGTCCACAGGCTTTTAAAATTGCTCCATATTTAGGTGCAGTCCCAGCAGAGCCACTTCCTGACATTTCAACATCAAAACTTACATTTACTCTTTGATTAGCAAGTAATACTTCATAGTTTCCTAAGTATGGCCTAATAAGATCTCTTTCTACCTCATCAGCGACAATAGGTTCAATAGTAAGATCTCTTACTTGTACATAATTAGCTGAACCTGTAGGAGTAGGATCAGTACCATAACTAGATTCCGCTTTTGCAAGAATAGATCTTCTTCTAAAAAGTTTTGCCATTACATCAAAGAAATTAAAT